CCCACCTCAACGCCGCGGGCGGGCCGTGCAGCTGTGCCCCGCTCTGCTCGAACGCCGACCACGTCAAGGCCATGTGCCAGCGGTGCCACCTCCGGTACGACGCCGATCGGCACAAGGCGACCAGGTTGAAGCGAGAGGTGAAGGCATGACCCAGAAGATTAGGACGCGGAAGTACTGGCGGGCGGAGATCCCCGAGGTGCCGCCGTCGGCGAACGTGCTCCTCCGGACCCATTTCAGGGAGCGGAAGACGAAGCGGGAGGTCTGGTACGCCCTCCTTTACGGGGCCTTCTTCCATGAGGGCATCACCAAGGCGACGGTGAAGCGCACGGTCACGATCTCCATCCGGTCGAAGAACGAGCGCGACCACGCGAACAACTACCTCGGCGCCGACAAGCTCATCCTCGACAACCTCCGGAGGCTGGGCTTCATACGAGACGACTCGCCCAAGTGGGTCGAGGTCGTGATTCATGCGGAGGTGGGGGAACCGAGAACGATTGTCGAGGTGAGCGAATGAGCAGGGGAAACGGAAAGATCCACGCCGCCAAGCTCGAGGCGTCCCCCCGGCTGCAGCGGGTCCTGAACTTCCTCCGGCTGCGGGGGAAGAAGGGCGCGACGACCCACGAGATCATCGAAGGGGCCCACGTCTGCGCGGTGAACTCCATCGTCGACGAGCTCCGTGAGAACGGGGTCCTGATCGCCGGGGAGTGGGTCAGGACGCATCCGGGCGGCGTCAGGGCCTTCCTGTATCGGATCGTCGATCCAGAGCCCGTCCAGGGCCAGCTTTTCGCGCTGTAGGGCCAGAGGAAGAGAGAGGACCGCGACGATGGGCTTCGAGATGCCGGTCGACGTCGACTACTTCGACCATCCCAAGACCCTCCAGCTGATCGCGCTCGTGGGGAACAAGGAGGCCGACATTTTCCCGCTTCGCCTCTGGAAGTGGTGCGCGAAGTACGCACCCAAGGGCGTCGTGAGGGGCGGGGCGGCCGCGATCGAGACCGCGTGCAAGTGGCGCGGGACCCCGGGAAGGCTCCACAAGGCCCTGATCGAGGCCGGGTTCGTCGACGAGGACGGGATCACGGTCCACGACTGGATGAAGGGCATCGGCCGCGCAATCCTCATTTACGAGCGGAAAAAGCAGAAACAGAGGGAGAAATACGACAGGGAGAAAGGAATTCTTCCGGAAGAAAGCGGGAAGACTGACGGCAGCATTCCCCCTACTCTGGAGACTCTGGAGGGGAGACTCAACTCAGGAGGGGAGGGGAAGGACCCCCGCCCCCCGGCCCCCCCTGTTGTGGTGGACCCCACGGACGACGAGATCATCGCCGCCGTGCGTGGTCACGACCCCACCTTTCCGGCCGACCAGATCAGGACGCAGATCACCCGCGCCGTCCGGTTGGGCATCCCGAAGGCCACCCTCTACGCCGACGTCAGGGCCCTCGGAGCCCGCATGAAGGTCTGGACGATCGTCGATCGCTACCAGTACCCGGGGGAGACGAAGAAGGGGAACGGGCACGCCCCGACGCCGCCCGTCAAGGCCGAGCGTCCTCCGGTCCTCGCCGAACGGAGGGAAGACGTCCAGAAGCGGCAGGACGACGCACGTGCCAAGTGCGACGCCCTGCTCGAGGACATGGACCCCGACGAGCGCAACGGATGGGAGCGCGACGCCGAAGCAGCGGCAGACCGAGCGGGGGTCACCGGATCCGTTCCGAGGAACCTGTTCATCAAGACGGAGCTCCGCAAGCGTGTCGCCAAAGAGAACGGGATCGAGGGCCTCTGACATGCCGCGTGAGAAAGGTCTTGGACAGCCCGGGTGCCAGATCTGCAAGGGCACGGGCTGGGCTCCGGCCGCGCCCAAGATGATCGCGACGGGCAACGGCGACACGTGGCAGGAGTACCCGACCGTCGCTCCCTGCGAGTGCCGAGGCGGGCCCCCCGCAAACCCGGCGCCAATCACGACCGAGGAAATGAAGCTCGACGCGCAGAGTCGCGCGGCGGGCGAAATGGACGACTGACCTGGACGGACCTGGACGCCCCAAAAAAGGGGCAGGAGGAGGAGAAAGTGGCGAATCCCAAGGCGACCCCGAAGGTGGACGACGGGCTTCTGGAGATCGAGCCCGACGCGAGCGACGTGCGGTCGGTTCTCTTGGCCGAGTCGATCGAGGCGGTGAGCGACGCGATGAAGCGGCTCACGAAGAGCGGTCTGAACCGCCGGGCGATCATCGTCCTCACGCAGGACGCGATCGCGACGAGCGGCCGTCGGCGGTCGATGTCGCTGGCCGAGATCGAGACGGTGCTCGACGCCATCGAGACCCTCAAGTCGAGGTATTGCCGGTGAGACGCATGACGGCGCGAGGCGAGTGGGTCGTCACGTTCCGCCGGCGCGGCGGTTACGTGAAGCACGACACGATCACGGTCGGCGTCTCCGCGTCCACCATCGGCACCGCGCAGAAGGCGGCGAGGCGGGAGATCAATCACTGGCTCGACCCCCTGTGGCGGAAGTCGTTCGCGGTCTCGGACGTGAAGCAGGTCATTCGGTGAGGTGATGGCTTGCTCGGAGTGCTCCCGGTGCGGCTCCCTGTGGGTGCCGACCGTGAAGGACAAGATCGAGCAGAAGACCAGCAGCCCGATCTGCTTCGTGTGCTGGTGGGTGGTGAACGCGAAACCGGAGGAGGTGGAAATTGAACTCCCGGGCGATGACGGACGAGGACCGGAGGAAGCTGGAGGCGATCCAGCAGACCGAGCATCTGAGAATCGTAGTCGAGTCACGCGCCGAGGCCGAGGAGGCGCGGTCGTGGGCAAGGGCCGACATCAAGATGCTCGAGGCGGAACTCGAGAAGGCGAACTCTTCGGTGGGGATCTGGTACCGCCGCGAAGGAAGGCTCCGGAGGGAGCTCGAGAAACTGAACGGCTGGCTCGGCTTGCTCCTGAGAGCCCCGCAGCGGACCTCGGTCACCGCGATCAGAACGAGGTTCAAGTCGATGAGGGCGTCGATCAAAGCGGCCCTCGAGGCGAGGGACTGACGCCGTGACGCCGAGACAGGTCGTGAAACAGGCGAAGGAGGAGTTGGCCGGTGGAGGATTCACGCCCGACTACGCCCCCACTTGGCACCCCTATTACTGGCTCGGGCGACTCCGTGCCGCCGAGGAGATCCGTCGTGGGCTACGGCGGCGGGACAAGAAGCCTCGTTCAGATCGCTCAACTCGCTGAAGTGGGATGGGGCATGATGCTTGGACCGACGACTCCGAAGACCGACGTGCTGCGGTACGCCGTCGACAACGGCGCGTATCCCTGCTTCGTCAAGGGGCGGCCGTGGGACGAGGGCAGGTTTCTAAAGCTGCTCAACCGAATCGAGAGGTTCCAGCGGAAGCCCGACTTCGCGTGTTGCCCCGACATCGTTGCGGGCGGGCTGAAGTCGCTCGACTTCTCGCTCACTTGGTTGGACCGGCTCCCGAGCTCCTACCCGTGGTATCTCGCCGTGCAAGACGGGATGACCGAGGCCGACGTTCGCCCGGTTATCGACCGCTTCGGTGGGCTCTTCGTTGGCGGAACGACCGACTGGAAAATGAGCTCCTGCCCGACGTGGGTCCAGCTCGCACGCGAGACCGGGAAGAAGGTCCACGTCGGCCGGGTGGACACGCGCGGCCGAGCGTTCACGGTGATCAATCTCTACGGCGTCGACTCCTTCGACGGGAACAACTGGAACCGCAAGTGGAGCCGCCTTCAGGAGAAGGGGAAGACGCTCTACTTCGGGCGCGGTCGGTCGGGCCGGCGCGGGATACGCGACACGGCGAAGCCCCTCGACATCGTGAACAATCCGCAACTGCCGCTCGACTTCGGAGGGTCGAAGCCATGAGTTACGAGACGTGGACTCCTATCAATTGCCCCGTCGACCAGGGCACGACGTTGATGGGCATCGTCATTGCGGCCAGTCAGCGATCGGCAATCGGGAAGTGCCCGGACTGCGGTCGCCGCTACGAGATCGTTTCGACGGCGGGACCGCCAGTGACCTTCACCCTCGAGGAACTCAAGAGAGATTCGGCTTGAAAGAAAGGCTTGGAGGAGAGAGAGGCGATGGTAAAGCAACAGGTCGAGGAGTTCAACGCGGAGCTCGTCCAGACGGCGAAGGCGTGCCCGTTCTGCGACAGCAAGAACCTCGGGATGCTCTCGGTGCCCGAGGTCACGAAGAGCGGATCCACCCGGACGTGGTTCATCTACTGCAAACACTGTAAGGCCGACGGGCCGCAGGACCCGAGCCCGCAGCACGCGGTGGTTCGGTGGAACGATCGCATCCCGACGCCGCCGCGGCCGCCGATGCACATTCCGAAGATGCTCATCCTTTTCGCGCTACTCGCCCTGCTCGGCGGCTGCGCGTGGGGGTGGCTGTGAGCGGAACGACGCCACTGACCGAGGAGGGACTTCGGGAGATCGAGCAGGTTCTCGACCATGTGCGCCGGGCGTCGATCATCGGTCCTCGGCCGCTGATCGGCCTGATCTGCGACAACGTCCCGCGCCTCGTCGCCGACGTGCGCCGGCTGTTCGAGATCCGGAAGGACCGCGATAGGTGCGAGGCGCAATTCTTCTCGGCGACCGTCGAGATCGACAACCTCCGGAAGATGCTGGCCGACGCCAACAGCCGGGAGGATATGCTTCGGATCCACCTCTCGACGTTCCATAGCCGCCACCCGGAGCTCTTCGACGAGGCCCACAACCGGGACGCGGAACGGCTGACAAAGCTTGAGGCGGTCGCCGCCGCCGCAAAGGTCTTCTCCGCCGAAGCCTACCAGACCGCACCCATCGGGAGGAACTCTGCCCTGTACGCGGCGGGCGAGGAACTGAAGCGGGTCGTCGCCGAGCTCGACCCAAAGCCGGTCCCCATGTGCAAGACCGACGGGGAAGGGAGGCCCGCTTGAGCACGATCAAGGGATACGCCAACGCCGCCAACCATGCGCCTCCTGCCGCGTGGAGATCCGGCAAGCCGAACAAGGTCGTCGAAGTGGTGCCGAAGCGAGTCCTCGAGGCCGTGAAGTTCGACGTCGACTGGATCGTAGATGAGGGGCGGCGGGCCTACGAACTGGAGCGAGTCCTCAACCGGGAGCACGCGAAGCTTCAGACCTGGTCGCCGCGCTGGTGGAGCTCCCTCAAGGAACTCAACCGCGTGCGCGGGGACCGAATCGCGATCGAGAGCGTCCAGCCTTACAACGAAATGGCTCCTCTACCGGGGGTGACGCTATGAAGACCTGCGGCTACTGCAAAGGCACCAAGCGCGCGAGGCACAAGCAGCCCGAGGGCCTCTCGAACGAGAAGTGGTTTGAGCTCGTCGGGCTCGGCCATTGCCCCATGTGCAACGCCTTCAAGGCGTCGGCGACGATGAAGATGATGCCCGGTGGAGAGCTCGAGGGCGTGATCTTCGTCGCCCTGCGAGACGGGAAGATCCTCGCCAGCTGTCCGCATCCGAATTGCGAGGAGTGGGCGGAGGTCACGCCGTTCTTCAATCCCGATCCCGCGCTTCGCGCCCGGAGCACAGCTACCGCGTGCCCGGCCGGTCATGGGATGGTTCTGGAGGTGACGTCGTGAAGAAATGCCCCGACTGCACGATCCACGCGATCCACGTTGCAACGCTGGCGATGACCGTCGCCGCCTCACAGGGCAGGGTCGACGAGTGCCGTCGGCTCGGCCACGTGCCGTATAAGCGGCTCGACGAGAAGCACGACATCTGCGTGAACTGCCTTCGCGACGGGTGGGCGACGCTCACGGTCCTCGGCGAGGTGATCTCCAACCCTCAGGATCTAGCCGGGCGGCCGCTTCGCGACTCGGAGTCCGACCCGACCAGCGAGGGCGGGGTGTGGGCCCTCGGCGCGACGGCCGAGGACCGCGCCTATGCGACCAGGTGGCGCCGGATCCTGTGGGTGTTAGCTCTGCTCGCCGCTGCGGGGGCGTTCTTCGGAACGCTGGTGACGTGGCTGCGCTGAATTTCAACGTCACCGAGGCGGATTGCACAGGGGTCGTGATCCGCTACGGCAGCGCGAACACCGCGACCACGGGTAACTCCGAAGCCCTAGGGATGGTCGTCGACGATCTCGGCGCGGTGATGGAGGACATCGAACTTCGCCTCCTGCGGAATGAGTCGAGGCGCGAGCAGATCGAGAAGCGGGGCGAGGGCTACAAAGCCCCGGTGATGAGGCGATCGCTCTTTCGGGCGCGGCCCGAGTTCCACGCTCGAAGCCATCCGATCAGTTCGTGGCGCGGCCGGCGGATCCTGCTCGAGAAGGGATCGGAGAGGTAGGGAGAAACGGGATGGGAGAGAGAGAGATGGTCAAGCAGCTTTTGGACTTCGATCGGTCGAAGGTGCGTCGGGCGGAAGTCGTCATCTCCTGGAAGGCGATCGCGTTCGAACTCGGGGTAAGCGAGGACACGCTTCAGCGGTGGTGCGTCGCGCAGCGGATCTCGCTCCCGCATTGGGGCCCGGCCCGACGCTCGCCGGTCTTCCTTCCGCGGCAGAAGATCGTTATCCTCAAGAACCTTTATTTCGCGTGAGGAGGCGGCGGTGGGGATGACTCCGGAGCAGTACTGCGACATGATCAAGAGGCAGGGGACGTATTTCACAGAGGCCGACGTCATCAAGGCGATCCGGCAAGCGATCGCCGATCACCAAGGAATTCCTCCCGAGGACGTCGCGTCCATCAATCAAGCGATCCAAGCCCGGGACCACTGGCAGAAGAAATGCGCCGAGCTCGAGGAGGAGTCGAAGGGCCTTAGCCATTTGGCGAATGCCAATCTGGAGTGGGGCAAACTCGTCGCGACCGTCCTCGTCAAGGTGCTTCAGGCATTGCCGGAGCACGCTTGGAGACTCACCCATCTTGAGGGCGACGAGAAGTTTCAGTATGAGCTTGCGATAAAGCGCGCCAAGGGTGTCGAGCAGATGCCATGAACGCGCTCGAAAACCCTCACCGCAACTAGCCGAAAGTAACCGCAACTAGCCGCAAGTCACCGCACGCAGGGCGAAGCGTGCTCTATTTTGACCTCGCCGGGAGTAAGTTCCCGGCATGGACGCAAGCGACCCGCCCAACCATGAGGGGAACGGTTCCGTTCCTCCGCAGGGTTCGCCTCCGTCCGACCAGGCGGCTCCGAACTCCCTCGGAGCCCCGGCCGGTGCGCCGACTCCCGACGCGCCCGCCGGGGCCCCCGAGCCGCTCGTCGTCGTCGATCGAGATCCCGAACCGCCGAAGCCGCGGCCACGCCTCAAGCCGATGCAGGTCGCGTTCCTCGCCGCCTTCGCCGAGAACGGGAATATCACGATGGCCTGTCGTGCGGCGAAGGTCGCGCGCGCCACGCATTACAACTGGCTGAACGAGAGGGACGCCGACGGGAGGATGTCGGCCCGCGCGGCTCTCTATCGCGAGCTCTTCGAGGAGGCGGCGAAGACGTCCCTCGACATCCTCGTGGAGGAGGCCCGCCGCCGCGCCGTCGAAGGCTGGGAAGAGCCGGTGTTCTACAAAGGCGACGAGTGCGGCACGGTCAGAAAGTTCGACTCGACCCTTCTGATGTTCCTGATCAAGCAGCGCGACCCGTCGTATCGCGAGAAGTACGAAGTCACTGGCGCGGGCGGGAAGCCGCTGCATCCGGACAAGATCGAGCACGAGCACACGCACAAGCTGGACCTTTCCATTCTCTCCGACAATGAGCTCGACGAGTACACCCGTTTGGTTTCCAAGCTCGCCGGCCGAGGCGAAGCAGGAACTCTTCCGGGCCAAAACTGAAATGGCGCGTAGAACCCCGGGACGTCTCGCAGAGTACGCCACCGAAGGGAGACGCTACCGCACGTCTCTTTGGCGGCTCTTCGACCGCATCGCCCTCGCCCTGGTGGCGGGCATGTTCGCGAACGTCATCATCATGTGCCCGCCCCAGCACGGGAAAAGCGAGTACTGGTCGAAGGCGTTCCCGGCGTGGTATCTCGGGAAGAACCCGAATCACCGCGTCGTTCTCTGCTCCTACGGCGCGCAGTTCGCCTCCAGCTGGGGCCGCTCGACGCGCGACCTGATGCGCGCCCACGGCCCGAGCCTCTTCGGCCTCACGGTGCGCGAAGACGTCGCGGCCGCGAACGAGTGGAAGACCGCGCCCGCCGACGAGACCGATCCCACGGTTTACGACGGCGGGATGGTGACCGCTGGAATCGAGGGCGGCATCGCCGGGCGCCCGGCCGAACTCGCGATCGCCGACGACCTGATCGCGGACGACGACTCGGCGCAGTCGCAGGTCATCAAGGACAAGGTCTGGAACTTCTGGGAAAACGAGCTTTGCGCCCGACTCCAGAAGAACGGCAAGCGCGTCATGCTCATGACCAGGCGGGCCGAGGACGACCCGATCGGCCGCATCCTGAAACTCGTCGAGCAGAAGCGCGAGGACTGGAAGGTCATCAAGCTCCCGGCGATCGCCGAGGAGAACGAGGACTGGCCTGACCTCGAATGGAAGCGCAAGGCCGGCGAGGCTCTCTGCCCGGAGCTCCACCCGCTCGCCGAGCTCGAGAGCACGCGCAAGGCTCTCGGCGAGACGTCCCATCCGTGGACCGGCCTTCGCCAGCAGAGCCCGTTCCCGCGCGGCGGCGGAGAGTTCAAGAGCGAGTGGTTCAAGATCCTCGAGGCGAAGCCGCCCGCCTTCCAGCGCGTGCGCGCGTGGGACCTCGCCTACAGCGAGAACCCCAACGCGAAGAGGACCGCCGGGGTCCTCATGTCGAAGCGCGTCGACGCGGGCGTGAACAAGTACCACATTGAGGACATCCAGTTCGGCCGATGGGGCTCGGGCCGTCGAAACAAGCTGATCGTCGAACAGGCGAAGGCCGACGGCAAGGGGATCCCAATCGTGATCGAAGAGGAGCCGGGCTCCGGCGGTCCGACGCAGGTCGACGAGCTCGTGCGGCTCCTCGATGGATGGGCCGTCACCAGGGTCAAGGCGGCGAACGAGGGGAACAAGCTTCTCCGCGCCGACGCGATGCGGTCTCAGGCCGAGGTCGGCAACGTGTCGCAGAGCCGGGGCCTCTGGAACGACGAGTTCAAGAACGAGATCAACGCCTTCCCCAACGGGAAGACGAAGGACATGGTCGACGCGGCCGCCCACGCCTACAACTTCCTTGCGGCCGACAAGGTCGCCACCGTGCCCGACGACTACGCGCCGGGCGCAGGGGAAGAGCGCAAGTTCAACGGCCCGACGAGGGTGTTCCGGACATGAGGAACATCATCGCCCGTGCCGCCCAGATGGTGATTCAGCTGGCGACGGCTCCGTTCACGTCGAAGCCCGGCGGGGCTCCGGATCTCGGCTCGATCCTCCGTCAGCAGCGGCTGGGAGCGATCCACGGGGAGATCTCGCGCGTGCTCGGGGCGTACAACCCGCGCTTGGTCGGGATCAAGGACTTCCTCCTGATGAGGCAGGACCCCGACATCGCCTTTGGGACGGGCATCGTCCGCGCGCCGATCATCAACCTCCCTTGGGTGTTCGAGGCGAAGGATCCGGAGATCAAGGCGTTCGGCGAGGCCGTCTTCCGCCCGAAGTATCGCCAGCTCGCAAAGGCCGGGTCTCTTGCGATCGGGTTCGGATACCAGGTCGTGGAAAAGGTCTGGAAGGCCGGGCCCCTCTCAATCGAGTTGCCTCCTTCGGAGAACGAGGGTAAGAAGCCGCAGGTAATCCCTTCCTCCCCCGAAACCAGTGGTGTGAAGCCGATCAAGCAAGGCAACCGCATCACCTACCCGATGGCGTGGACCTTCGAGGAGTTCAAGGGCATCGACCCTCGGACGCTGGCCCTCATGGTCGACGAGAAGGCCGACAAGTGGGCGGGCGTCAAGCAGACCGGCTACCTCGGTTCCTCGACGCCGGAGCTCGTGGGGCCGGATCGCGTCGCGCTGTGGAGTTTCCGGAAGGACGACGTCTGGGGAGACCTGCGGGGCTTCGGGCTCTACGATCAGGCTTACAAACCGTGGTACGCGAAAGAGGCGATGGAGCTCTTCGCGAACAAGTACTACGAGCGTCGCGCCGACCCGACCCCCGTCGCCCGCGCGGAAGCCGCCGTTCAGACGGCGTCGGGCGAACTGATCGACGGCTTCAAGCTGATGGGTCAGATCCTCGACGCCCACAAGAACGGCGGCCGCATCATCCTCCCGAACAAGCGCGATGAGAAGGGGGAATACTCCTTCGGCCTCGACTACCTGCTCGACGACCAGCGCGGCGACATGTACCAGAGCCGGATCGACGCCCTCGGCGTTCAGATCCTCAAGGCCCTCTGGATCGCCGAGCGGGTCGGCGGCGCCGGGGGCGAGGGCGGCATCGGGACGGGGGAGGCGCAGGTTCACGCAGAGGTTCTCGCCGAGCTCCTCGAGTCGATTCAAAACGACTGGCTCGACGAGTTCGTGAACCCGCAGTTCGTCGCACCCCTCATCAAGTTCAACTTCGGCGAGGAGCGGTTCCAGGACTCTGGCGCGTGCATCAAGGCGGGCGGTCTCTCCGCCGACATGAAGACGCTCCTGAAGGAACTGCTCTTCAAGCTGATGGACGCGGAGCAAGCGGCCGGGGCCGACGGCTCGGTTCCCCTGCGGAAGCGGCTCGACGCGGACCAGATCTTCGAGGCCCTCGACCTCCCGAAGGTCTCTCAGGACGTGCTCAAGGAACTCGAGGCACAGGCCAAGAAGGAAAAGCAGGAGGCCGACGACCTCCTGAAGAAAGCGGCCGCCGCGGAGTCGGAGCCGATGTCGCCCGCGAAGCGGAAGGCGGCTCTCGACCAGATGGAGCGGCTCGGCATCGTCGAGCCCGAGGAAGCAGCAGCGTAGAAACGCCCGGGTGCCGGCGATCTTGCCGGAGGGGCGCGAGTGAGAGAGGAGCGACAGCATGGGCCACATGGAATACCGGGGAACGAAGGGCCACGGCGCGGCCCGGATCGGCAACTTCGCGGGCCTCGCCGACGGCGAGACCATCACCATCGGGGACCTGCTCCTGACCGGGAAGAGGTATGAGTTCCGCGCGGCCGGTCCCGCGACGGGCTCGAACATCCTCGTCCTCAAGGGCGCGAACGCCGCGGCGGCGATCGCCGCGTTCGTGGCGGCGGTCAACGCGAACAAGCCCGCCCCCGCCGTGACGGCCTACGTCGACCCCGTCGACACGGCGGTCGCCCGGATCGAGACCGACAAACAGGCCGACGCGGGCCTCCTCGCCTTCCTGACCACGATGCTCGACGCCGCGAACGTGATCGCAGCCGAGTCGAACAAGCTGGCGGGCGCGGAGTCCGCGCGGAACCAGCTGCTCGATCGCGGGGAGTATCTGGTGAAGGCGATCGACATTTCGGCCGGGAACATCATGATCCCCACGAGCCACGGCACGCCGAGGTACGCGCGCTGGGAGTGCATCGACACCAACGGCGGGAAGAAGGCGATCACGTGGCGCGGCACGATCTCGAACAACCGCCTCAAGATCACGACCAACGGCGCGACGCCGCCCATCGCGGGCGATCGCATCCTCTGGGAAATCTACGAGTAGGCCGGGCACTTTTTCGGACCTGAAAGAGAGAGGAGACCTATGTTCAGCACGATTCGAGTTCTGGCGAATCTGGCCGCGCTGCGCGCGTATCCCCGGCCGACCACGAACGACTTCTACCAGCTGAAGGACACGAAGGCGATCTACCGCTACGACGGCACGTCCTCCGCCACGGACGACGCCGACGAGGTGGTGAAGCCCAACAACCGGACCACGGGCCGGTACCTCCGGCAGTTGGGTTCGGGCGGAACCGAGGGCGGCCAGCGGGCGATCAACGTCCTCCGCATGGCCTCCAACGGGGCCGACACGGAGACGATCACGATCGGCGCGGACGTCTACGAGCTCGACCGCGCGGCGAACGGCGTCACGGCCGGTCGCATCGCGGTCA